GCCTGATGGTTTTACTCCTTCTGGATCTGGTCTTAAGTATGTATCTGTTCTAAATCCTTTTAAGAAATGCGTACCTGTTCCATTTACTGGAACTTGTGCAAGAGTTGAACCTGCAATTTTAACTGTATTTACTAAAGTATTTCCAGCTTGCTGTAAAACAGCCCCTACTGTACTCTTACCTTTATCTTTTGCTTTTCTTATTTTATCTCCAACATTTACCTGTTGAAGTAAAGCTTCGTTTCCTAGGTACTTTAATCCAGGACGGTCAATAAGCATTTGGGCAATACGGGAAGTGTCATCTATACGCTTAGTTATTTGCATACCCGTTTGATTACTAGAAGGAGGGTTGTTTATATCCTTAGTAATGTAGGGTTTATCGCTTCCATAACGGAGACTTTTAAGGTCTGTCTGGAGATTTAATAGTCCGTTTGCCATTTAATTTTTATCCTGGTAGGTTACTCATGTAAGGAAGTCCTTGTCCTGATGGAGACACTACTGGTATTTGTCCGTCTAAGTCTAAAGCAGAAGGAGATTGATCAATCGCTGGTGTGTTATTGATTGATGATTGATTGTGTAGTGTTGAATTTGGATTAGCACTTGCAATTGTTGCTGGTGTAGATCCCTGTAATCCTAAGTTTGACGATGGTAATAAGTCTAATAGTCCCATATTAATTGTTTTAATTTATTATAAATAGTTTATTTATGAAGATTTATAACTTCCGAGTACTTGTGCTCTACCGACTTTGTTAGAATCTAAGTATACATTTCCTCCTGCTTTTACTACTGCTATAAGTTCTGTTAATTTAGCTTCTACTACTGCCATAGATCCTTCCTCTGATTTTCCTTTAGCTTCTCCTGCACTATCTCCTCCCATTCCAAAAGCTTCTGCTAAAGATACTAATGCTGGTGATACTGCTGCAAGCATTACTGCTCCTCCGATTGCCGGTATTGCCAGAACTCCTGCTAGGGCTACTGCTCCTAATCCTGCTGCTATACTAAATAAAGCCATTCCAACTCCTAATAATCCTGGTGCTGCGGCTGCTATTTGCATTAAGGTTGTTGCTAGTATTGGAAGTACTCCGGCTGATGCGACTGCGCTTAGTAGTGTTAGTGGTATAATCATCGCACTCATTGCGACTGCTGCTAATAACATTCCTGGGAATGCAAGGAATCCTGCTGCTCCTAGTAGCCCCATCCCTATTCCTGTTGCTCCTAATCCTAGTCCTGCTGCTACTCCTTTGTCTGCCATAGTATCTAGTAACTGGTTGAATAGGCCAAAGCCTGCTTGTCCAGCTGTTAACACCATAAACCCTGCTCCTACTGCCATTAATCCAACTCCTAAAGCTGCTAATGCTAATGCTCCCATAGCAATTGGCGTTAGTAAGAATCCTAAACCTGCTGCTGCAAGAGCTAATAAAGGTACTGCTATTGAGAATGCTATAATCTTATCTGTATCTACATCTTTTAATAAACTGAATGCATATGCTGCTGGTATTAAAGCTAGAGCGACTATTCCTAAAGCTAAGGCTCCTTGTATAACGTTACCTCCTATCTTACCCATAATGGCTAAAGTAAGCCCTAACATAGCTATTGATCCTGTAAATGCTAACATCTTAGCGGGATCAACATCTTTAATAATCATCATAGCAATTGCTAATCCTCCTGCTATTGCAACTCCTGCAATTCCTAATGCTATTGCTCCTTTTATTATATCGCCCATTTGTTTACCCATACTGGCTAAACCATCTCCTAGTCCTTTTAAAAATCCTTTTATTCCTCCACCTTTCTTTGCGTCTGCTCCTCCGGCATCTCCTGCAAGACTTTTCGTCTTATCAGCTGCTGGACCCATTATCTTATCTTTTAAGCCTCCAGCTCCTCCTTTAAATCCTCCTGTTAAATTATCTTTAAGGCCTCCTAAAGCGGATTTTAATCCTCCACTTTTAAATAAACTTGTTATACCTGTTAGAGCTTTTGCTCCTAACTGGTACATTGATCCAAAAGCTTTCCCTACTCCCGATACTGCTACTCCTAAGAAATTAGCTGCTACTACTGCTAGAAGTATTGCTTTTCCTATAGGGTTTCCTACTACCATTGCAATAAGCTTTGCTACAGGTGTTATTACAAACATCAATGCATCTACTAAATTAACAACTACATCCAAGACTGGGGCAAATGCTTCTGCTAATTTTTGCATACCTACTTGCATCTTTTCTTGAACATCCATTGCTTTTGACTGCTCTAAAGTAACTCCTCTTGCTTTTGCTATTTGCTCGTCAGTCATGTTCTTCATTGCTTCTTGCGTTAGTACGCTTTTAGCAAGTTGATCTCTGGACATTCCTAATGCTTTAGCTAAACTTTCTTGTTCAAGACGGTTCATACCAGCGTACTCTGCTGCTGATGCTCCGTTCTTCTTTAGTTCATTAGCTACTCCTTCTAGGTCGTTATTCAATGCAAGTTCTCTTGCTTTAGATAGGTTTAAGTTTTTCCCGGTAAGTAATTGTGCTTCTAATTCTGCAGATATAGAATCTTCAAAATTAAGAAAGCTTCCTGCAATTTCATCTACTTCGCTTAGACTTAATCCTAATCCTCTTGCCGCTACTGCTGCAGCTCCTATCTTCTTCTCACTATTTCCTAAAGAAGCTGTTATACTATCTGAAGCACCTAGTACATCCTGTAACACTACTCCGTGCGCTATTCCTGCTCGATTTGCTCCATTATACGCATTTACTGTATCGTAAATTCCTTGTCCTACTTGATCTGCAGACTTTCCGGTAGTCTTCATTAAGATTCCCATTCTACCTGCTTGTTCGGCTGAAAGTCCTAATAAATTTTTAGCTTCTGCTAATTGTGCTATTTGATCTGGTGCAAATACTAGAGTTGCGGATACTCCTAACTGTTTTGTTAGTTCTGCTGCGGTTTGTAAAAATTGTGCTGATGTTGCTAATCTATCATTAACTCCTGCAATAGATGTTTCGTATTGACCTGTTAACTGTTGTACTTCTACAGATGCTTTATTTACTCGGAAGAATCCGTCTAATATTGCTGTAATTATTGTTAATGGATCTAAAAGAGCTTTTCCAAAGCCGGAAGCTAAGGGACCTAAGCCTTTCATCATGATAGCGGTCTTACTTATATGCTCTCCATTTCTTGCTGCTGCTTCTGCAGCCTCTTGCATTGCTTTCTTAGATTCTTCTATAGAGTCTTTGAATATTCCTGAGTTCATTCCCAGTTTACTCATTATCCCATCTATACCACCTATGATTGCTCCACTAACTCCTAATGAGTTACTTACTTGCTTTTCAAATGCCAGTCTTTTTTTATACTGATCTTCTACCTCTGCTGTAAGTGATTTTTCAATTTCAAAATGATCAGCTGCTGCTCGTAAGATTGCCTCTTCCTGTATTGATAACTTATCTAGGTACTTTAACCTTTCTATAGTTTCTGCAGTTATTTTTCCTTCAAACCCTAAACCTATCTTTTGTCTAGCTAGTCTTTCAGCTTGGTACTGTAACTCCTTTATATGGTTTTGGTTTTTTGATCTAAGTTTGTCTAACTCTTCAGAAGTCAGATTACTTATCCCCATAGAAGTGTCCTGAAGGTTCCTTGCAATACTATCCATTTTTCTATACTCTGCTGCTGATTCAGCTTGTATAGTTCTCTGTTTAGAAAGTTCCCCTGTTATGGACTTAAGAATGTCTCTTAATTCCCCGGCATTTTTATTTTCGTATTGATCTGACATTCAATAAAGATTTTAATATAAATAGCTAAAGCTTCTATTATCTAGAAGCTTTTGTACTATAATCCGGTGCTTTTATATGTCCGTTTTGCAATACCGATGCCTTACCGGATTGCTGCTGCTGTTCCTTATTCTGTTTTTGATAATGTTCTACCATAGTTCTATGAATATACTTTCTTAACCATATCGGAAACTCGTATACTGTATCGAAAGAGTACCCTCCTTGTCCGTTAAAAACTATGTCATGTAGTTGAGCAAATAACCCGGCTCTATATTCCGGCGTCAGGCCAAAGAAAGCTAACCCCAATTGGGATATCTACCCCTCCTTCAGGTCCATCTTCTGGGAAGAATTTTAAGTCAACATCCGGTTGTACCTGTCTAATGTGTTCTCTAAATGCTCTAGAGTCTCTTGCTAATAAGTAATTATCGACAAAATCTCTAATTGCTTTAGGTGTTGAATCTCCTTCTACAGAAGTAATTATTCTTTTCAATCTTGTAGATAATTCCGGAGAAGCATCTTTTGTTAATTTTTTTAATCCTTTTACTTCTTGATCGATAAATTGCTCATCTGCGTGAGTAAGTAATTTGAAAGTAACATTGGTACTTGAAGATGGCATTATATATGCAAATTCATTTTTACCTCCCTTAAGAGCATCGTAATTAATTTCTTTAGTTTTTAATTCTGCAAGATCAACTACTTCTTTTCGTCCTTTGTATTCAAATTCATAATCTTTACCGTACCCTAATACCCTAGAAGCAACTAGAATTGCATTCTTATCTCCTAATAAAAGATCTCCGTAGTTGATTGGAGTTACAATAAGAGATTGTAGTAATTTATCAATAACTACTCCTTGTTGTATGTAGTTTTGATTTGTTAGAATATCTTCCTCACGAGCTGTCATGTATTTCATCTCGATTTTACCTTCTGCTAATGCAGAATCTTTAGGATAGAGTAACCCTCTTGATGGTAATTCTACCATTTCGGTAGGAAATTTTTGCTTTTGTTCCATAAATTTTATTTGTTAGTAACTTTTTCTATATATAAATATATGAAAAAAACTTTTTTAAAACAACAAAGCCCGGCTACTGCCAGGCTTGTTAATTTTATTTGAGTGGTTATTAGTAATTTAATACACAATAATCCATTGCAATTGAAATTCCTATCTCTACTACTCCGTCAGCAGAAGTCCAGTCAAATTGTCCAAAATCTCCTTTTGTTAAGAAAGCTCCTTTGATAATCCATTCCCCTACGATATCTCCTACAGGACCTAGAATGTTTAAAGTTAAATCTTTCTTATAGAAATCTGAATATCCAGCTCTACCTGTTACTGATTCATATCCTAAACGAGCCCATTCCATTACTGCTTGAGCCCCTGAAGGTGTGATTGGTGAGTATAAAGTCATATCCATATCCTGCCACTCTCTTTTTCCTCTTATTTTTCTGTAAGAGTTAATGTGATCAAGTTTGATCATAGAATCTTGAAAGTTAGGAGCTTTCACGTTTTTAATCATGAATGCTGGGATATTGTCTATGTACATTACGAACCTGTGCTGAACCATTGGTTCGAAGGCTCTGAACATTATTTCGTTTGGATCTAATACTGCCATTTTATTGTTTACTTATTTAATTATAAATATCTGTGTTTCTAAATATTATACAAACGTTGCTCCTGTTGGTTCAATTGTGAAGTCTAATACTACGAATTCAATTGTTTTAGCTGGTTGAATGTAGATTTGTCCTACTAATTGATTTCTATCAACTAC